TCATTTTGTTTTCTCACCTTTCGCCGTCATTACTTTATCAAATAGGTTTATTATTCGTTCATCTTTAATGTTTAAGCGCTCGCTTTTATCCAACAGATCCAACCCCTTCTTTAAAAGATTGTATTCCAATTCCGGCAATTCGAATTCTTTGTCTGTTTTAGAATTGGGGTCCCAGAAGAAGTTTTTTGTGCCGTTGGCTCCGGGTTGATCGGTAACTTTAAATTCTTTTTTTTCATCATCTGTAATTTTTATTCGTTCACACAGATATTGTAGGGTGACAGCTTCCGCCCGGCTTCCGTTAGCCGGAAGCAGCCCCGGTATAATGATTCTTTCAAACAGATCCAATTCGATTTTTATTTTATTCATATTTCTCTCTCTTTTTTATACTAATTCTTTTTGAACCATTAAACCGTCTTTAAAATGCAATATATAATATTGTGAGTCGTTTATATCTTGAGCCGTTATGTTTGCAGTTGCCCCGCTGCTTCCATCACCCGATTTATGGACACCTCTGACAGAAGCAAAAACAACATTGTCGCTCGTTTTTAAACTCTGGTCAAGTCCCGCTATAAAATCCAAATTTGTAACCGTTACTGTGGCAGAAGCGGCTACCTTGCCGTTTGCATCACTAACCAAAGCTCTACTGGCGGATAAGTTATTACTAACGATTGTTGATGCTGCGCCGGTTGGGACAATATTAATTGTTACGTCGCCTGTTCCGGCATCTTCCCCGGTGCTGCTTATTTGAACAGCGGTGCCGGCAATAACTTTTCTTATCACAGCCTGCCCGGTCTTGGTTGTATTTAAGTCATCCCGCCAAATACTGCCGTCTTTAATTTCGTGCGAATATGTTTTTGTTTCGCTCATTTATTTAAGCGCTCGGTAAATAAAACGCACTGAATTTCTCACCCTCTTTCATCGAAACTGCAAATGTTATTGTAGCCGTAGCGATGGTAAAATCATTGCCTGCTCCTTCGGTTAATATTTTTCCGCCTCTTGTTACTATTAACCAAACATTATTTAATGGTGTGGCTGTTAAAACCATTGTAATTTTTTCTGCAATTTCATTCGCTGCGGTTGCTTCATAATTTTCTCTCACCAATCCCTTATCAAGAAGTTGAAGCGCTGCCGATACAGAAATCGCTGTTCCGGCTCCGCCCTGCAATCCCGATCCGACAACGTCAGCATTAATTTTATCTTTGTCAACTGCACTATTAGCAATACCGGCAGCAGCTAATTGACCGAATGCAAGCGCAGTCCCGGCTCTGCGTAAAACATACCCATCCGTACCGGCTGCAATTGAAGCCACATCTGCAGTTGCATTTCCGGTTACACCTAATACAGATAATGCGGCTCCCTGTGTAAGGTTTGCGAAAGGTAAATCTCCGGTTACATGTGAAGCTAAATTAATTTGAGCTGCTGTAATTTCCTGCCCGCTTAACGACAGATAATTTTGCCCGGTTAATGTTACTGCGCTATGTAACTGCGATGTCAATGCAAGAGTGCCTGTTCCCGCCGGTATTGTATGGGTGTTAAGCGTCCCAACACCGGCTATATTACCGGCATCATCTATTGTTACGGCAGAGTTTTGTATAAGCTTTCCTGATGCCCCATCATACCTTGCAACTGCATGGTCTGTAGAAGAAGCAGGACCTATAACCGAACCGTCAATATTATGCTGAACAATGTTCCAGTTAGCTCCTACAGTTGCGTGGTCGCCCGAAGCAGTGCTGTCAACAAGACAAATAGCCATATCTCCCGCCTCTACTACCGGACCGGCTGCGCCGCCGATTCTTCCCGCAACACTAATTCTGTAAGTCTCACCCGCATTTCCGGCTGGATAATTAGGATTTGCGGATGCATCTATTACGCCTTTATACAGCATCGCATCGTTAGCTCCAAATGCCAAATCGAGCTGAGACCTATTTACTGCATCCCCCGGTTCAGTTCCGTTCGCAAGCGAAGTAAGCTTCTTGCTATTGAAGCTTAGGTCTTCATTTATGTTAATCTCGTGTGAAAATGTTTTTGTCTGTGCCATTTTGCGCCTCTATTTTTAACTTAATAATTCATAATCAAGCAGTATCTTTTCATAATCCGCCGGTGTTTCAACAAACTCTATAGCTTGATCTCCACTCTCAACATAGTCATCAACCAGCGTCAATCTCTTGCCGTTCATAAAAACCTTTGTGGTACCGGTTTTAAATTTATAATCAGTAGGGAATAATCTCGCATCGGCGCCCGGAATAATTATTTCATTGTAGACATGCCCGTTACTTAAAGTCCCGCTCGGATTTTCCGGCTCTTCATACGGCCACGCTCCGCCGTCTGCATAAGGGTCTTCGCCGGCTTGCTCGGCAAGTATTTCTGCTCTCCCCTTATTCAAATTATATAATATGTGCCTCGGCTTTAATATCTTATCCGGGAACTCCTCAAGCTGATAAAAATCGCTCATTGAATAATCGCTTATCAGATCTCTATTGTCTTCCGATGCCGCTTCTATCTTAAATAATAATCTGTCATTCTTTACAATTTCCCATGCATCATCCGCTGTTATTTTCCAAAGCGCTGTGTAAGCAGTATAAGAGCCGTCCGGATTTTTTCTTCTTACGCCGCTGTAATCCACCTCGCGCCAGTTGCCTTCGTGCCATAAGAAAAGTTCTCTTGAGAGCAAACCGTCCGGTAGAGCTCCCGCAGCTTGTTCTAACCGCAACACTTCTACTTCCTCCGGGTATTTCAAAGAGCCGTCCGCATTCTTCTCAACCACGCCTCTGCTTGTTTCTTGATATTGCGCCGGTGGACTGACCATTCCATTGCTTACGAAAACTTGGATGCCCCGCAGTCTTGGTATGATCTCCGACTCGAACTTGTCACCCATCAGTCTTTGTCTAAGCAGCCTGGTTGTTTGCCCGCCGTATATTCTAGGGACTATGTAGAATTTCCTATCCAATCCAATATATCCGTAGCAGCCAAAGCATTTTAATAATGATTTCAACACATCTAAAACATTTTCATAAGGAGCATCTGCCCTAAAATACTGGATGGGCTTTATCCCGAATCCCGAAAATGGGACGACTGCACTGCCGTAAAAAGGATCTATCTTAGCTTCATAAGTGCACATTGAAACTACTTCATAAGTGATGGGGAATAATACATCTTGAGATAGAATATCGGCGATCAGTTCGGTTATTAATATTTGAGAATCAAGATTGTACCCGTAAGGGTTGGTTCTCGGGTCAACCTCCTTATATTGGTAATATTGATCAACTACTTTAACCGTTATTGTTTGTGTCTTTTTATCTCCTTTTACAGAGTCATTCTTACTATAGACATATCCGGAGAATACCGGGTTCATTTCTTCATCGCTTACAGACACCCGGCATATTGTTCTTTTTAATTCGTTTAATATGGAAAACCACTCATCATTGTCCCCCAGCACCCTAAACTTTAAGTTAAATTCTCCCGGGAAAGAATAGATTTCATTTAATTCTTTTGTGCCTATCGAGAAGCCGTCAAAATCTATAAGCGCATATTTTGACCCGATGTATTGCAAGTCGGAATAAAAACTAAGATCGAAGCTGTATAAGCCTTGCGGAAAGTTACCCGCTATATGTAAGAAATAATTATAAGGCATTTTACTGTTTAATATTTATTGTCTTTTCCATATTCGATTAGAAGCGCAAGTCCGTTTTTACTGCATTCTCTCTGTCATTGATCGTAGAGAGAACTCCTTCCTTAACAGACCATTGTTTCCCGATAATAGCGGTGATCATGTTATCAAGCTTCTCTACTATTTTATCCGCCGCATCCGAACTGCCGGAAGCAGAATTATTTTTGCTTTGATAAACACTTCCGTTAGCGGCAACAAAGCTTCTTGATATATTTTCTCTGCTTTTATTTAATAAATTCATTACCGGGTTATTGATCACAACCTCCGGAATGATCTCATCCCGCATTATTTTCTTAAAATCTTTTTCCGGTGCAATTATTTCATTATGATAGCCCTCAATAAAACCGGACTCTCCCTTTTTCAATCTTCCGCCCTTTTCAAAAGCCAGGCTGGTCATTGTAGCCGCCTTAACAAGAGCCAATGCAGTTAATACCGCACCCGAACCGGCAAGAGCGCTGGCGCCGAACGTTGCGATCGAGGTTAATGTAGCCGCTACTGAAGCGGCGGCAGCAATTGCAGACATGCTTGTAACTGCTACAGCGGTTGCAGCAATGGCGGCGCCGGTGGCGACGGTTTGCTGTGCAGTGATTCCGGCAGTTTGCGCAATGGTTTTTGTCGTTTCAACAGTTTCAACTATTGCAGCCTCAGCAAGCTTTGTTAATAGATATTCTTTCAACTGGTCTGCAAGAAGGTTAAAGAAAAATTGCTTCATGCTATCCCAGATAGCCTGCTTCTTTTCTTTTCCGGTCATGTCGGTTCTTAATAAGTTATCTGTAAAAGATTGATAACCCACAAGCATAGCGCTTGCCATTACGTTCCGCTCCTCTAATTCCTTTCTGGCAAGCTCTGTTTTTTTATTATAATACTGCAGGTCAATCGCATATTTTGCATCTTGGTTACTCTTGTATAACTTGGTCTCAATATTTTCAGCATACCAATTCTCAAGCAGCTCACGTTCCCTATCAAAGGAATCTTCTAATGCATTGGCTCTAAGTTCGGCAATTCTCCGCGCCTCTTCTTTCTCTCTCTCCTCAGCTTCAAAATCTGCTTTCCTTTTAGCCATGCGCGTCGGCTGTTTAATCTTCCGGGCGTCTGCCAATGCGTCTTCCGGCATAATACGGCTGCCGGTGTAAACGGAAGCTTTCGCCAAATCTTTTTGTCTTTGCTTTAATTCATTAAGCGCATTTAATTCTTCAGCCGTATATTTAGTTAATGAGCCGCGCTTTTTAAGAAGAGTAGCGGAATAATATTCGTACTGGTCATCTAAATACTTTTTATATTCTTCTAAATAGGAATTGTCATACTTTTTTAACTCGTCATATTTCTTTAGCTCGGCTGTTATTTCCTGCTCGCGGGTTTTTTCCGTTGTCTTTTTTGTACTTTTTAATTTTTTTTCGAGTTTGTCTAAGCCGTCAATATGCCCTTCAATAGCTGCTCTTTCTTTATCGCTCTCCGCATAACCGTATGCTGCATTTAACTTTTCTTTTGCAGACTTTACCTGGTTTAAGCTTTTAATCTCTTTTAGCTGAGCATCATTAAACTTGGAAGAAAAGGAGATTGCTTCCTCAACTTTTTTCTTTCTTGCTTCAACTTGTTTGTTGTAATCCTGTTGTGCTTTTATCTGTGCTTCAGTCAGTTCAATTTCATCATAGGTATCTTCACTGCCGCCGAATGTTCCGATATAATCAAGGAAAGCGCTGCCGGTGCCGGTTTGAGATTTTAAACTGTTAAGCCTGATTTCAAGGGATTCTAATTTATATACTCCAAGTTCGGCTTCATCAACTAAGTTTTGAAACGACATTTTATCAAGAGTATTCTGTAATTCATCTAACCCTAACTTTACCCGTGCGTTTTCATATTCAACTCTTCCCAATTCCATTCTTGCTTTACCGGCGCTCATTTCATAAGCCGTCCACCCGATAGCCGCTATTGCCAGTCCCGCAGATGCAACCGTCATTGCGGCGCCGAGAGCCATTGACGTTAACCTTAACAATTGCTGTGCTGCAACAGCCACCGTAACCTTTCCCGTTAATAGGTCTATTGCCAATCCATAAGCAAGTGTTGATGCGGCGGCAAGATCGTTTGAAGCTGCAGTAACTCTTGTAGCCATCCCTTTTATTGCAAGAGCCACAGTAGAATTTTTTAATGAAGCTATTGAAATGTTATCTGCAATTATCTGCGCTTTCTTTGCGGTCGAATAAAGGATTACTGCAGCAGTTAATGTTCCCAGCACCGGGGCAACGGTGCCAATATTTTCTCTTAAATAAGAAATTGTAGGGATAACGGTATCAATTATGTCTTTTGTGGCGGGGACAAAAGCCTCGCCATATTTACCCGCTGTTTGACTAAGTTCATCTCCTAAATTAGAGATCTTCCCCATCAAATTTTTGCTCTGCTCATCCATCATCCCGGCAAAGTTTTTCTGCTTAATAATCTTTGGTATTGCCTCAAGCATTTCTTCATAGGATGCCTCAAGCTCACCGTTTGCCTTCACCCCTTTCCCGGTAGCAGCAATCCAATCATCAGTAGAAATAAGCAGGTCCCTGAACATATCCACCGCTATTCCTTTTTGCCCGGATGCTAACTTGGCAAAGGCGCCCAGCGCTTGTTCCATCGGTTTACCGGATGCCGCCGCCAGATCACCCAGATCCCTCAACGTTTCCTGTGAATACCTGTTTAATGCCTGCAGCTTGTTCCCCGCTTCAACAACCTGTGGAAGATCAAAAGGAGTTTTTGCAGCGAACTCAATATACTCTGCTAACCGGTCTTTGGCTTCTTCGGTTGTTCCCAGCATAACTTTTAATGCTGTTTCATACTGTTCAAATTGTCCGGCTATTTCTATTGGCTTAGAGACAAATGAATATATTTTTTTAGCGGCTTCCAGCGCCTGGTTAAATCCTGTAACTGCCATCCCCCATTGCGAAACGGAAGACTTAAAAGTCTCGGACTCATTCCTAAGCTGCTTAAGATCGCCGTTTGCGATTGCGATCTTAGCATTGTAGGATTTATTGTCTATATCTAATTTTAGTACTACTTCAGGCATCTTTTTTCAATGTATAATGATCAATGTATAATGTACAATGAACATTGTGCACTGTGAACTGTACATTGTACATTAATTTTCTTCCTTCATTTTCTCTTTCAAATATTCTCCGTACTCGATCTGCGCAATTGTGCCTGTAAGTTTACGCGCCGCAAACCGGGTAAACTCGCACTCGCAATAGTTTTTTCTTAAGAATAAATAGGTGTGTGGATTATTATCAGCTATTATTTGCCGATAATAATCGGCGTGTTCATTTGCGCTAAGATACTCTCCGGAGTCGAAGTCAAAATCTTCTTCAGCGCCTCTATACTTGAAAGCGTTGTTGTCTTCAGCGACTCCAATTGCCTCAACTGTGCATTGGAATCGTACTCCAAAAAAAAATAGTACACTCGCTTCATCTCATCATAATATTTGCCCGCCTGTTTTCTCCAGTCAATGTTCTTAACCGCAGAACCGGGGGAAAGCAATTTCGGGAAATCTTCTTTGATATGCTCAAGCGTTATTTTATAATTAAGCGTATGTGTCTTTGCAAAGCTGTCTAAGGCTTCTCGCCCGAAACGCTTAACAAGAACATCATCTTCAATCTCGATTGAGTAAGGAACAGACTCAAGCTCAACTTCCTTACCCGCTTTATTTATAAATGCAAATGTTTCTGTGTAGTGACTCATTTAAAATTCGTTTTTTAGCTTATAAAAAAATTCCCAGATGATGCCCCTAACAGCATAAACAATTACTGCTAATAAGAACGCATACCAAAACGGAAAGGAGAAAGTTAGCGTTACTATTAAACCAAGAAGTAACGCATAACAATACTCTTGTACCCCTTTACAAAAATGCCATCCGTCAGAAAGGAAGCTGAACGGGACTTTTAACCACCAGTTATATTTATCCCACTTGTTCTGCAGCCACCAATCCGATTGCGACCACGCCTGCTGTGGACGGAATTTTATGGTATCCATCTCGCTATTGAATATGGCTGCAAAAAACAATGCTGTTAAGGCTATTATTATTTCTATCATTGCGCCAATCTGCTTATTACTTGGAACTGTGTACCGTCATAAACGGCTTTTACAATTTGACCAGCTATAATATCACCAGTAGCTAAAACGGTATTTACTCCACCTACGGTAGCTTTAGTCAATGCTTTTGCAGTTAAAGCATTTATAGCTAAAGTTGCACCATCTGTATTCGCTGTTACTGCTTTAAAAGTAACTTCTAATCCCGCTACTAAAGTATGAGCACCTGCTAAAACCATTTTATATGCATCTGTGCTTGAAGTATCAGCAGCATAATTAAAGCCCACCGAATTTACATTCCCATCAAACCAAGAAGGTGCACTTCCAGTGCCATAAAAATGGTATTTACCACCTGTGACTGTTGTGCCTGAAATAGAAGAATGAAATGCGTAAAAGTTTGTCATCCTTCCAGTTGAAGTATGACTTGGCGCAACTGAAGCATAACCATAACCATTTGTTATATTTCCAGCACCTTGTAGTGTTATATTAAAAGTTTTGTAAGCAGAATAATCTTTTATAGTTTTAGTGCTGTAATTATCAAATTCAGATGTAAAGTTAGAAATAAGAAAGTTTGGTTGAGCCACTGTATCTAAATATGACCGTAATTTACTAAGATAGCCAGAAAAGTATTCATAATCTGCATATGCTCTTGTATCATATTTTTGTCTTAAATGAAGGTCAACAACCATACCCTGTAATCGTGTACTTGGAATATCTATTCTATCAGCAGATATTCTTCCAATACCAAACCATCCAGGTGAAATATTTGAATCCACTCGAGCTAATGATAATAAAGGAGTATTCTGAACACCAGAGTCTGACCCTATAAAAAGCCTATCGTAAAATATATTATGTGCAATTTTTTTCCCAAACAAATATCCATTTAATTTTATATTCGTTGGGATTGTGCCTAATCCAGTAGTATCCCATAGTCCAGGATAATTAATATAAACCACCCCGCTATCCGGTAAGCTTGCAATTGCTTTCTTTAATCCATTAACATTTAGCGAATCGGTGCCGAGTGCCGTGCCAACTTCTCTGTAATATTTTTCCGATGATCCTCTCCCGTATTGACCGAATGTTATACCTGATAAAAGGAATAACAGAACAAACAAAATTGCATTAAATCTTTTCATAGCTAATTAGACTCCATTCTTAATATTTTACCGGCTGTTGCTGTAAAGCCGAATTTGTAATAAATTTTTTCTACTGCCCAGGGTATTTCTCTCCACTCCGAGCCTAATAATTTTATTGTTGCATTTGCCGGAAATAGTTTAGAAGCGGAAACATATAAAGTATCCGAGGCATCATTTACGGCATCGTTGTAAATAAAAATCTTAAAGGATGTGAATCCGAAAGAAACGCTGTCCAATGCGGCGCCGGTTGTATCATAGAGAGTATATAAATTCGGAGAAGATGATTTGAGATTTACTACAAAAACATTATCCGCTCTTGTAGCTCCGCTTTCACTTTTTACTTCTTTCGAATATCCTTGATAGCTCTCCACCGCCACGTAAACAGTATCTTGTCCGTAGCTCAATCCCGCAAAAGCGGGACCAAGCAGACAAACAATAACCAATATTTTAATCTTTAAATTTTTCATTCTTAATTCTTAATTCTTAATTCTTAATTGCTTACAACTGGCTTAAGTGTTTAATATCCCACGCATAGGCTCTTGCTCTAATTGTGACACGGTCTCCGGGACTAAGCGGCACTACTACAGCTCCAACGTTTATATCTCCGGCGCCGTCATTATGCACGGTAATTTCTTTCCCCACCATTGTGCTGTTATCCGGCAGCGTATACGTTATTGTTACTCCTACCGCAGGAGCGCCGTACACGTTATCATCATCTTCTGTAAGGGCAGTGTCTACATTTGACTGCCGTTCCCGGTTCAAATTTTGATAAGCGACTGCACTGCTTTCAGCGCCAAATTCTTCTTGCAGATCTGCAACCGTAACCGTTCCTTCATTCTGTAAAACATTGACCGGCTCTGTGCTGCCAAGGCCGCCGTCTGCCTGCTCTGTTATTAAGAAATGCTTGTATGTATTAGCAACGCCGTTAAGCTTGTTGGCTTCCTCCGCAGTTACGGTAAATACATAATTTGTATCCGCAGTCGGCTTAAACTCATTCTCTTTACCCCCCATTTCTATAGAGGCTTTATTAAATACATTTAAGCCGTCCGCAAAAAACTGCGCAAGATGCTTTTCATCTTCCACCGCGTTAACATCATCAAGAGTTATTTCAGTATCCGTTAAGCCGCTAACATCTATATTAATTGTCTGTGCCATTTATAAACCTTTTATTTTTTTACTTTAAACTTTCTTCATTGTATCCCGATAAAATCGGGATTTCGCAAAGCTCAACATTCTAAACCGCTGCCAACACAGATATTTTGTTCAGGTTTGTGTCAACTGTTAAATCCTGAAGCGGAAGATTCTTTTTGAAGGTTGCCTTAATAGTCCCTTCCGTTTTGCCGTTCACAAAATCCTGCTTCCGGTAAAAAACTCCTTCGGCAAAATCATGTGTTTCAACGGTGTCGCTATTGCCGTTATATTCTTCAATTTTCAGACTGGCATAGCGGTTCTTGTTCAGCATATCAAGCAAGTCCTGCGCACTGTTTTTCTTGAATGTTATTTCATACAGCAATTGCAGGTAATTAACTCCTGTCCGGTCAAACTCAAGCTTATCCCCGACTGTGGATATTTTATAACTGCGGCTTACAATTTCATAACCGTTGCAAAGCAGCGTGCCGGTAGGGTTTTGTGCCGACTTGAAAGACGGAACTGCGAGCAGACTGTGCTGAACGCCGCGGTGTGTATATCCGGTTCCGGGATGCGCATTAAGATCTCTTGGCGTGTTTGTTACTGCCGATTGAACGATCTCTTTATCAAGGTTCGGCGGTAAAGACACTTCACCCGAAAATTTCCAGAAGCGTTCTTTGCTTCCCAACATCCATTCAAAATCAACGCCCATAAATTTATCAACGCCGAAAAATTTATATACGCCGCCGTATGAAGTGGAGCCAATTTTCTCCGTTACCACTTCAACGTCCGCCCCTTTTGTTTGTGCGAAGTAAATTAAATAGCTTAAATAGACCAGGTTCATCTGGAAGCTCTTCCATTCAGCCTTGTAATTAGTGTTTAAAGGGAAGTCTTCATCATTGTTGCCCGGCTGTGTGTTCTCATTTCTCGTAAGCTTGGCTTCGTCGCCCAAGCCCATGGGACATATATAACTGGGCGCTGCTAAATGTGCCGTCCCTATTGCTGCCGCTAATATCTGTCTGATTCCGATTCTGTCCATTTATAAACCTCTATAATTTTTATTCATAATCTTTTTTTTAATCTTGCTTTTGTCATTGTACATTGTGCACTGATCATTGTACATTCCCTTTAACATCCTTCACTTCGGCAAACTTTTGAATTGCCTTAGGAGCAAATGCCGCTACGATAAACAATGTAGATAAAGCGATCGTGTTTGCGTCTACCTGGTTTGTCGCCACGCTGAAAAGAGCAATTGCAATTCCTGCCCACAAAGAAATATGGCAGTTCAATCTCATTGAACTTTTAACGCCTTCAGCCTCTTCAAAAAATCCTATCTTCATAATCTTTAATTTTTAATTCTTATTTCTTAACTCTTAATTCTTAAGGATACGTTGCGTTATTCAGAACACCCTGCTCAACACTTGTAACCGGCGCTATAAAGGTTATTCCGTACCACCATATCTGCTGGTCTTCTTTTATCCATTCCGATTCCGCCGGGTAAACTTTTGAATCGGGACGGTCAATTATATAGCCGCTGTCTGTTTCGGCATCAAAAGGAAAAGCCTCAAACAGATCCTTGCCGGTCATCGCTTTGCGCACAAAGTCAATATATTCTTCCGGCGCCATTGTATCCATCTTATGCCGGGCAACTACGATCACTCCAATTTGAATATCTCTATCCTGCACCTGGAACTTGTCAACCTTGCTCGGCTTAAATTCATCTCCTTTGTAAACGACCAACAAAGCTCCTTTAGGATGATTCAACTTGTAATCTTCAACGGTCAAAGGATAATCAACATCAACTTTATTTTTGGCGGTCAAAGATTCCATTGCGGTTTCAAGCTGCTCTTTGAAATATTTTTTTACATCCGCTATTTCAACTTCTACCTTAGCCACTGATCCCCCGGCATCTAATAAGTGTTACCATAACGGCACGCTCAATTCAATTTGTCCATGTGTTTTAATGCCCTCTAAACCGGCATTTAATCGGTTGTTAACACCGCCTTTAACGGTTATATAAACAAACCATACTTTGTGATTGTAAGAAAGCTGCAGATACTTCTCCGGCTCAAACCCGGAGTAAAATGTTTTTTCCGTTCCAAGTGTTAAAAGCCATTTGGGAAGCTCCACAATTTCTTCGGTAGTTGTTTCCACTATTTTTTCAACTGATCTGGTAGTGTTAAATACCGTATCAACTCTTGTAACTGTTCTTTGAATCTTCCTGGAATCAATTTCAATTTCAGCTTCATCAACAGCAGGAATAGTTTTTACTGTAACCGTTACAGTGTCTTTATCCTTTGCAAAAACTTTTTTAAATGTGGAAGAAGATTTTTCCGGAGAAGAAATAATCTCATTCTTCTTAACTTTTAATTTTTCATTCTGAATTTTTAATTGCTCGGTAGTATCCGCCAAACCCTCTTTTGTCTCGGTTGATGTTTCGACAGTTATTTCTTTAGTTACCGAAGTGGTTTTTTTCGGAGCCGGTACATTGCACGTTCCGCAGCTTCCAACAAGAGTTGATAGAAGTATAATAGCCGCAAAAGTAACGAATAATATTTTGCTTAATAATTTCTTCATTCATGCCCCGGCTGATCAAGAGTCACAAACACAGCTTCGGCAATCTCATCATTCACGATCTCCGGTCCCTTTATCACGGCAGCTTCCGCGATCTCATCCAGGTAGCTTTGATCTACATATAAATACTTTAGACCCTTTTCATATTTCTGTCGGACCTTTTCGGCAGCTTCAGCTTTAGTTATGTAGCCATCCCCATTTAAATCTAATCCTTTATTCTGCACATAAGCTTTGTTTCCGGTGTTATCAAACTTTGAAAACAGCACGTAAGAAAGCGGTTTACCTACTGCAGACGGCCATAAGATTGCCATGTAAAGGTCTTCTAAATTTTTGATTTTGTTTTTGTACGGCTCAAAATATTTTTTAACATAATCAAGCTGCTTTTCCGCAGTCATTTTTTCTAATTTCTCAATGGCTTCTTCCGGAGTTTTCGTACCTAGAAGATGCTTTGCTGTTCTTGGCATATTTTGAATTAAACCAGTAGCTCCGCTTCCTGCTGCATTTTTTACTGAAGGAGAAAATGTCTCTGCAGTTTCAAAAGCAATAGCAGCCATTAACCAGTTGGCATCAATTCCAAGAAAGGAAGAGATCTTATCAACCTTCTCACGGAATTCTTTAGATACTTTTAACCCCCATACTAAAACTTTTGCTTTCATTTAATATTGATCCAATACCGTCTTAGTAAAAACTTTATCCGAAGATGTTTTATTTGTTCTAAATTCGCCTATGCCGTTTTCTGCAGTTATCTCTGCAATAGACAAAGCCTTAAGTCCTTTTTGTACCTGCTCAAGCTCCTTAACGATCATTTTATAACGGTTAACTACTGCTTCGTCCATCTGCTGCCGCCGCCGGTGGAGGTAAAAATTATGTATGGATATTTCTTTAGAGTATCTTACAACATCATCCGGCACTGATGTAAGAGGGACTTCATAACGTGCCCTTAAATAGCTGTCAATCTCCGTATCTGCATCGGCTATTTTTTTATTAGCCCTTATAACAATTGCATCGGCAGTGCTTGTTAAATCAATATCATCAAGCTCTCTGCCTTCATCATTCAATAACTGGATGATAGTATCAACATCAAGTTCATCTTTTATGTCGTTTAAGCTACAGTACATTTAATCAAAATTTTTAAGAATGAATAATCCGGAAGAGCTGGATGTTTCACCAGCTCTCCCTTTAATAACCGTCTTTCCAGTTTGTCAGAAAAGCATTGCTCGTTTGCGGCACTTTTAAACCCGTCCCTCATGTGGTTTCTCTATTCTTTCCATGATGTCACACTGCACAGCGCCCTTCAGTGGTGGCGTCCGGCTAAGTTGCTTTCCGCTATTTTTTATTTTTTATTATTTAGGGTTTCCATTATTTGTAAGAACAAAAAAGGTGGGCTTTATTCGAGAGGTCACGGATAATCAGCACTGAATATCCACTCTTGAGGAGAGAGCCCACCCTCAAGAAATTTTTATTTGTTTCAATATCTCAAAGAACTTAAATACAGTTTCGTTCGGTTATGAAGAATATTCCGATCAATTGCAGCATCTACTCTTTGCTCTGCCTTTGTACTTTGAACTTTGTACTTTGTACTTCGAACGCTCCATGCGCTTAGCATATTTTCATATCTGACAAGATCATGCACCGATCGGTATTCTTCCGCAACTGCATTGTTAGATACAGCTACAGCCGATCCCGAATTATCTGCTGCGACCATGTTCTTTACCGGGTTAACAAATGAAAGAGCCAGCAGGAAGATGGTTGCAAGGAATGAGAATAAGAAATTTTTCATTTAACCAACTCCTATTAATTATTTAGGAAAAATCATTAAGCCTTTTGAATAAGTACTGTCTCCGTTTCCCGCAACACCGTAAATTGAAACTCTTAGACTGTCCGGGTAATAATCTAATGTATCGGCATATGCCCGGAAAGTTGTAACGGAATCTGTTCCGACAGTAACCAGATCATACCATTCTGCAAGGTAACTGTAGTATGCCTGCAGTTTCACTGCAACCTTTACGGAATCATTTGTTTGCGAACTGATCCGCTGCAGCTCAAACGGCTTATGGAATAATCCGATGGGGGAAAATCCGTAAGTTTGCAGAGAATCGGTTCCGCTGATCATCGAATTAAAATTGAATTCAAATACAGTTGGCTCGGTTTTAACTTCTGTTCCTTTATCAACAAACTCGGTTGTTTGTGCTTTAACCGGCATAGCCACAAAACAAACTACAGCCAAAACAACTAACAATAAATTTTTCATTCTTGTAACTCCTGTTAAATTTTTCTTTCTTAATCTTAAAACTCTTGTTCTTCAACCCCTTCTAAAACTCCTCTCCTCCGGTCAAGGAGGAAAGGAGTTCTATAAGGAGGTATTTATGCTTTCCCGGTCTAAGGAAAGTTCTTTATGCTACTTTTGCGGAAATGAAAGCTTCCGGCTCATGCACTGCAGGCAGCGGATGAGTTTCTACAAGCAGCCAGTACAGCGACGGGTCTTTTTCAATCCAATCTTTACTGAACAATTGCCCTACAAAATTTACTCCTGCATCAAGGTCTTCAATTGCGCCGTAGTGCAATCTGGTATCTGCATTGGGAGAAAGAAGAAGAACTTTGTCTGTAGCGACCATTGAAACAAGGTTGCCTGCGCCGTCATCGTAATATTCATCATAGGTGTAGTAGGTAACATTTTCGATCTGCGCTTTCAGCTCTGCGCCGCTTTCAAGAATATCTTTGTTTGTTTCAATTTTGCCAAGGTCAATTCTTCTGTTGTCCAGATACTCCTTAACTTCTTTACAAGCTATGAACAGATTCCAAACATCTGTAGTCATAACTGCGATGGTAGGAATTTTACCTGAAGCTTTTTTGGCAACATTTTTCCATGTGCGGATATTCTTTAAAGGAGTAGCCGTATCGGGCGCATCCCATTTGTTTCCGCCTGCCAAAGTCGGTTTGTTGCCGGCTGGCATTAAGAAGTCAATTGAGAACTGAAGATCATCCTGTGTTATCGTGAAGCTGCCTTGCAAAGCCTGTGAAGCCATATACTCTTCAGTTCTTGTAATTGTGTTCAGCATTTCCTGCTGCTCTAAACCGATCCGTTCCATACGTGCGGTTGCTATCGGGTCTTTCGATCCCCCGACGACATGGATCGGCATCCCTGCGCCGCGTGTGAAAAGAAGATCGGTAGCCGTTAAATATTTTTTTAAGCGGATATTCGGCGGCTCCACTATGTGTGTCTGCTGTCCGGTTTTTCCAACGACTGTGGCAGGGTTGCCTCTCTTAACAAAAGGCGCTTTCTTCTGTCCGCCCGTTAGAATATCAACCTGCACGGTTGTAGTTGGGTGAGACATTCTTCTCTTAAAGAACATATCTCTTAAAAATGATTTGGGACGGATTATTTTATTTACGCTTTCCGCTAAGCTTATGTAACCAAATGTCTGTATCGTCGGCATTTCCGAATACTCCTTTTAAATTAATAAATTTTCAAAATCGTTTTCACCCCATAGATGGGTGATGTTTTTCTAACTAATTGCTTTTACAAAAATTCCGCGTGCATCAAGCGTAAGCTCTGCCGCGTCTGTATTTGCAGTTAAAGCCGCACGGTTAAACTCGCCGGTTGCATAAGCGGTTGTGTTAACGTCTGCAGCGGTGGCGTCAACAGCATCGGCAAGAATATATTTTGCTGTTTGGCTGCCGTCGCCGTTAGCAGCTAATTTTCTAAACTTGCCTGAAGCGGTTACCTGTCCTAAAACAGTTCCTGCTGCAAGCTCTCCTTCGCCTGCCACAACTGTAACCGGCATTAAAACTCTTGGAAAATCACCCGCAAATAATTCCACCGGGCTATTGGTCGTTGATGTGACTCCTAAATCCATTTTATATCTCCATTCTTAATTCTTAATTCTTAATTCTTAATTCTTGTTATTAACAAGCGCTGCTATTGTCAAACCGGTCTTCACTTCAGCCGGCGCTTCCGCATACTCTGTATCGGCATTTTCTTTTGTAGCCTTTTCTTCAAAATCAAGCTGATCCGGAAGAATGGCTAAAACTTTTTTGAAAGCTTCAACAGCATTTTCCTTAACTTCTTTTTCATCTTCGGAAAAAGTAAGCTCACCGACGCCGTCAAGCTGGTGAAGGATTGAAACTACTCTTTGCTTTATAGCAGGAGTAATTTTCTTTTTCATTTGTCCGGATTCGCAAAAGCTTAAGAACTCACGCTCTTTATCCTTCTTAACAAGGTCTGCTTTTTCGGCTTCAAGAACTTGCTTCGCTGCAATTGCCGCATTAAGCTGCTCGGAGAAATCTAAATTCTTTGCTTCTAATTCTTCTAAGGTCACTTTATCCTCACTTTTATTTTCATTAAAACTTGTCTTGTCTTCTTGATAGATACCGGGAGCCTCTGAAATGTCCGTAAGTAAATTTTCCGGCATAAGCTCGTTTGCCTTTTCAAGTCCCTCTTTATCTATGAAGTAATTCTTAACTCCTCTAAGAAGGACTGCTAATTGATTGAAGTGCCACTTGGAAAGTTTGTATTCCGCAAACTCATCAAACTCAAGAACTATATCATTCTCTCCTTCACTAAATGCGATTGCGGGAAGTCCGGTCACTTCCGGAGGAGTGCCGCCGAGAAATGCTATATGCTTAATTGAATAATCTTCCGGGCGCAGTTTTATAGAAACAGTATCATACATTTTATTTTTTACCCACTCTGAAAATTGCGGCGCCAGGTGAGAGGGTTTTGCAAATAAGATCTTTCCCACTTTTTTAACATCCGTTTTTTTAACCGATCCGAACTTTGGAGAATCAGTTTTCGGATGCCCGATCGTGATAGGTATTTCATCATTCTGATATTCGCGGGCGTGGGTTGCGGAAACAATTTTATCTAACACTGCGCTGTCCGCCTTAAAGGTTCCGTTCTTAAAAACGCCTTCTTTAAATATGCCCCACCAATTGTTCATAACATCAGGCATTTGACTTTTAATCCTTATCTGTTAATTTTTGCATCACACTTTTTGCCTCTATATTTTTATTTGTCTCAAAGATTGGGAGCAAATCTAAAACGCAATTCCATCTAATCTAAATGCACCGTTCACTGAACCATTCATTAAAACTTTCGTGATATAAACATTACATTTCGTACCAAATAATTTTTTGACAGAGGACGGCTATGCAATTTTTCTTTCTTCTATTACTTACATTTGAGCTTAACCTTGGGTTTGCGCCCGGCTCTCTTATCCCGATTGCGCAGGAAGCTCTTAATCCCAAAGTGATAGACCTTGTCGGGCAGGGTATTATCTCGGCAGCGATATTGGTTATTTGGTATTATACATTTAAACAGAGCAGCAAGCAGATTGATGAAAGCAATAAAAGATATGAGGAGCTGGCGCTGCAAAATAAAGAAGTGATTGAAAGGCTGTTTGGTTATATAAAATCAGATGCTGAATATAAAACACTTTTAACAGGAGTGCTTACACGCCTGGAAATAAAAATTGACCAGTCATTAAAAGAGAAAAGAGGCTGATTAAATGGCTAACGAAATCTTATTGCTAAAAGCAAAGCTTGCAGATAAAAAAGATCAGATGAAGAAGCTCGTTCTCAAAGCGGAAAATTATATAATCTCGATCCGTGAGGCTCTTGATCCTTACGAGGAAGAGTTCACCGATCTTGAAATTGACCGGGCATTATCTGCCATGCAGGACTTTCACATCCTTTGGCTGCAAGCTAAACAGCTTAAAGAACAAATAAAAAAAATAGAGAAGGATTTGGGAGTTACGGCGTATGGCTAAAAAAGCAATTTACTATGAAGATGCTAAGCGGCTGTATGTGTTCGAAGGCTTTTCTCTCGATACTGTTTGCGAGCTGCTGAAGGGAAATGTTTCCCGGAAGACATTATACAACTGGAAAGAAGCTCACGGATGGGATGAAAAAAGAAAAAAGCATGTTGAGTCTTCTGAGAACATTGCCGTTGATCTTCAAGAGCTTGTTAAAAAATCTATTTTCCAGTATCAGGCAGATCCGACAGCTCACAATATGTTTGCCGTACACAAGGCTATTACTTCTTTAAAGATCTGGCAGGGAGTTAAACCGCTTGAGGGAGAAGAAGAGCCGAAGGACAAACGTATTAAGGCTTCTACTATTGAACAGATCGAAAAAGAAATTTTAGGGCTTGAATAAATGCCGCCAAAGGAACAGAAATATTTTCTCCCATACCAGATGCGCTGGCTTAAAGATGAATCCAAAATAAAAATTTGGGAAAAGTCCCGTCGTATCGGTGCAACTTATATCCAAAGTTATGAAGATGTTCGTGACTGCTTAAAAGGAACTGTCCCTTCTGTTTGGTTTACTTCCGCAGATGAATCCGCCGCTAAAGAATATATTTTATACTGCTCGCAGTGGGCTAAATTATTTCAAGCCGCCGCGCAAGATCTCGGCGAGATTGTAATTGACAAAGAGAAGGATATTAAAGCTCTTGTTATACAGTTTGCAAACGGTAGGAGAATACACGCGCTTTCATCTTCCCCGAAAGCTTTCCGTTCTAAAGGCGGTAAGGCTGTTTGGGATGAGGCTGCCTGGCATGATGACGATGCTCAGATGTGGAAAGCATTGAAGCCGGTTACAACATGGGGTTTCCCTATCCGCATCCTTTCAACACATAACGGCAAACAAAAACTGTTTTATAAATTCATTGAGCGGATCAATCAGGGCAAGCTTAACTGGAGCGCCCATAAAACCACTATCCAAACAGCAGTCGCAGATGGTCTGGTTGATAAGATCTTAAAACGGAAAACAACCGAAGAAGAAAGAGCGCAGTGGCTTAAAGAACAGGAAGATGATTGCTTTGACCGTTGGACCTGGTTAGAAGAGTTCTGCTGCGTCCCGGTTGATGAAGCATCCGCATTTTTAGATTATGAATTAATTGCCCTCGCTGAAGAATATAATATTCTGTGGAATGAAGCCGATCCATATAAAAATAAAATTGAGAATGATCTGTTTGTAGGCGTGGATATTGGACGCCGAAAAGATCTAACCGTAATATGGGTTGATGAAAAGATTGCCAGCGTAAAATTTACAAGAGCAATAATTATTCTTGAGCGCACTCCGTTCAGAATTCAAAAACAAGTTTTGTTTAATATTCTTTCTCACCCTAAAGTTAGAAGGGCGTGCATTGATGCTTCCGGATTGGGAATGCAGCTTGCTGAAGAATGTCAGGATCAGTTCGGTAAATACAAAGTAGAGGCTATAACTTTTACCGGCAAAACAAAAGAAGAGCTTGCTTATAATTTACGGACAGACTTTGAGAACAAGAATAAAAGAATTCCTGTTGATTCCGATTTAAAAGAAGATCTGCATTCGATTAGAAAAGTTACAACCGCATCAAACAATATCCGCTTTGATGTTGCACAATCCGAAGTAAGCGGACACGCAGATAGGTTTTGGGCTGGCGCTCTTTCTTCTTATGCATCCAAAGCAGACGCCGGACCGCTTATAATTTCTTCCGGAGGAAGAAGGTATAGCCATACAATTTTAACCGGCTATGGATACTAAATCAAAATTCGCTCATAAATCGCCTGTGTGCTTCGAATCTGCTTTAGTCGTTATAATAGCGGATTCCAAAAGTTTAAACGATTTGGGGGCAATTTAAACGGTTTTAAAACGGTATAGGGTTCAATGACAGAGTTTTTTTTCAACCCGGAGAGCTTCGGTTTCATAAAAGCCGCAAATTCCGATAGACAACGAGGCACATGGAAACTTGAAACTCCGGATAATATTATTAAGATGAAGTATGAAACCAATGTTTATGGAAAAAAGATATTCACCATCTTTAAGAACGGTAAAAAAGTTTATTACGGTTTTATACACAGCGACAAGTATGCATCGCAATTATTCAACAACATTTTTTTATTAAGGTTATAACATGGCACAAGGAATCTGGATCAACGAAAAAGAATTTGTCAGCCTCGGCGAAATGAAAAACAGCTCCCTTCTTAGTGAACTTGCCACAAGAGATAACAGCTTTCAGTTTTTCACTTCAATGTTCGGCTACCTGCCAAACCCGGATCAAGTTTTAAGGTCGCAAGGAAAAGATATTACCGTTTATGAAGAGATCGAAGGCGATCCGAAAGTAACAGCGGTAATAGAGCAGCGATCCACAACCGTGGAAGATCTTCTATGGGAGATTGACCGTGGAAAAGCAAAGAGCCGTGAAGCAAAGCTTATTGAAAAAGTTTTTAAAGACCTTGATGTACGCAAGGCAACCGAAGATATAATGGAAACTCCTTTTTACGGATATACCATATTGGAAATTATCTGGAAGCAGATAGGCGGCTACTATTTGCCGGTGCAGTTAATTAACCGTCCGCGTGAATGGTTTGTATTCGGCTATCAAAAGAACGAGCTCCGCTTCCGTTCCAAAGCTCATTCTATCGAAGGTGAGCCGGTTAACATGAACCAATTCCTTGTTGTGCAGTACAGAAGTTCTTATAAAAATCCTTACGGCAAGCCGATCCTTTCAAAATGTTTTTGGCCCGTAACTTTTAAACGCGGCGGAATGAAGTTCTTCATCATGTTCGTTGAAAAATATGGAATGCCATGGGTTATCGGTAAGCAGCCGAGAGGACAGGGAGAAGTTGCAGCAAATCAATTAGTGGGGATCCTTATGAATATGGTACAGGATGCAGTTGCTGTTATACCGGATGATGCGTCTGTTGATATTAAAGAGCCGGGAGGTAAAGGGCAGTCCGCAGATATTTATAAATATTTAAGAGATGCATGCAATGAAGAAATTGCCCTTGCGGCTTTAAGTGAAACACTCACAACACAAGTGGGAGATAAAGGAAGCTATGCTGCATCCAAAACCCACGGCGACCGTTTAGACCGCATAGGCGGCAAAGACCAGTACATGACCGAGAATACTTTCAATGAGCTTATTAAAAAGATTTATGATATAAATTTCACATCTTCATCAAGAGCGGAATTTATAATGTATCCTGAAGAAGATGTGGACAAAGACATGGCGGATAGAGACAAAGTATTAACCGAAACCGGAATTAAATTCACTAAAGATTATTATAAAAAATATTATGGTTTAACGGAAGAAGAGTTTGAAATAAGTCTTGTTCCGGGTGAGGTCATGCCTTTACCTGGAGAAGGCACACCGTTACCAGGTGATGGCGAAATCATAGAAGGGAAAAAGGTTGAGGCGGTTCTTTTAAACGGAACTCAAATTGCATCTGCGGCAAAAATAATTGCTGAAGTAAGCGCCGGTAATATACCAAGAGATTCCGGGATAAATCAGCTTATGGTTTTTCTTGGTTTGGATGCCCGGCAAGCCGAAGCCGTTATGGGAGATTCCGGCACCGGCAAAATGGTTAAAGCAGATAAGGTAGTTGAGGGCGCGCCCGGTAAAAATATCGCAGTACCTTCAAACGGAAACGGTAAACAACCCAAGACAGTCGAATTTGCAGAGCCGGTTAGATCTAATTCCATAAATGAATTTGTTGAAGAAGCAATGGGTGTTCTTCCGGATAAGCTTTTGCAAGCGCAGATCGAGCAGACATTAAAGCCGGTTATTGATCTGATCGAATCAGGCACAGAGTTCAGCGAAATACAAAACAAGCTTGCCGGGCTTTACCCTAAAATGAAAACCACACAGCTTGAGCAGCTATTGCAAAAAATATTTTTCATTGCGGAAATTAAAGGAAGGTTAGAAGCGGAATGATGGAATTGTGGACTAAATACTAAATGGACGTTGACGTTAAATATCTTTTTGGCTTAAAGCCGGAATTCATTATCAAATATTTTGAAAAGAAGGGTTATACCTTTTCCTGGAATTGGGAAGACACCTGGAAGGAAGCGCACCACAAATCTTTTACCGTTGCCAAAGCAATGAAGCTTGACGTGCTGCAATCAATCCGTAATGAGATGACTAAAGTTTATGATGAGGGGATAACTTTAGAGCAGTTTAAACGGGATTTAAAGCCCACTTTAAAAACATTAGGATGGTACGGTAAAGTTGCCGCTAAAGATGTTCCCGGTTATGATCCCGCTTCCGGCGTTGACCCGGAAAAGATCGTGCAGCTCGGCAGCCCGCGCCGGTTAGAAACTATTTACAGAACGAACATACGCACATCAACAGCAGCTGCGAGATGGAATGCACAAACTGAGCAATCTAAAGAACGCCCCTACCTGCAGTACTTGCAGACCCAGCGTCCCAACAAAAGAGAAGAACATGCAAAGCTTCATGAAAAAGTTTTTAGGATCAATGACCCGATCCTAAACAAGATATACCCGCCGAATGCTTTCGGATGCGACTGCCGGATGCGCAGCTTAACCGGCGCAGAAGTAAAAGAACTCGGCTTATCCGTTGTAGGCGGAAGCGAATATGAAGATTTTCAGCCTGCTGAGGGCTGGGATTACAACCCCGGCAAAACCGATTACACTCCGGATTTAAGTAAATACGATGCAGCCCTTGTTAAGCAATATAAAAAAGACAAAGAAGATTTAAACTTTGCGGAAAGGTTTGTAAGGTTATTCCAGTGACCGGTAAAGAGAGAAGATTGCTGAATAAAATAAAACGGCTTCACCATAAATTAAGTGATAAACTTTTATTGAGTGATGTAGATGATCTAAGAATAGAAGATAACTTCGCTCGATACCACAACTATTTAAACGGACTTATCCTAAGTAGAGAGCGGTCTAAAAAAAATGGCAAACATACCCATAACAGATAGCCGCCTTGAAGCAGCACTAAAGCCGCTAATTAACAAAGGCAAAAACTTGAAGCCGCTAATGAGAGAAATTGCCGGTATCATGAATTTTGCTGTTGAAGAAAATTTTAAAACTGAGGGAAGCAGATTAAAAAAAGGATGGAAGCAGCTCTCTAACAAAACAATTAAAGAAAGAACGCGCAAAAAGAAGTGGCCTGGCAAAATATTAAACCGGCACGGAGCCAGCGGTTTATCCGGTTCAATAAATCAAAAGTGGGAAGAAAGGTCTGCGCAGGTCGGGTCAAACAAAGCTTATGCTGCAATACATCAATTCGGCGGGACAATAAACCGTGCCGCAAGATCAGAAATATTTGAACGCCTCCGCAACACACGCGGTCCACGCAAAAACAAATTTAAAAAACTTGCAGATGATAGAGCCGTAAAGAAAGGCTTTTCATTCAAGGCATATTCCGTAAGAATTCCCGCACGCCCATTCATTGAATTAAACAAAAATGATATTAAAAAGATCGAAGATGCTGTTGGGAATTGGCTTAGTAAGTAAGCAGCTTAATTAATTCAATTTTAAATTTGTTATAAGCCACAGCAAATTCATCAGCTTTATGTTTGTAGGTTTTTTCCCATTCGGGATATTCGGCTAAATTATTTTTATCCTCATTTGAAATTGCACTGTTAATTAACATCAATGCTTTAATGCGTTCCAAACCCTTTTTCTTAAACATTCATCTTCTTTCCTTCCCCGCAAAAGCGGGATAAGTTAATAAAAACAAAATTTACCGATATTTTTTCGGAGTCATTTTTTTATCCGGCTGCCATTTTTGAGATTTTGCATTCCAGATAATTTTTTTCCGCGCGTCAACATCGAGCTTGTCAATGTTGCTGTAAACGGTTTGCCGGGTGCAGTTTTTTAGCGCGGCAAAATCCGTGATGTTAAATGTTTGTTCAATCTTCATAATCAGAATTCATAAGATTAATTGCAGCTTCTAATTCGTCTTTCGTGCAGATGAATTGTTCGTGATCTTCGTCGTTGTAAAAATTTTCTTCATCTAAGTACAATTCATAATCCTCGATTGTTGCTTCTCTTTTATTTGAAAGAATATCATCATGTACGATAGCTTCTTGACGATTCATATTTAATAGCGACATAGCAAACTCCTTAAAATTTGTTATAAATAGTTTGTTAAAAGAACTACTTGAACATAACCATGTTAGACACAAATGTCGAGCATTGTTTTTGAAATAATTAAGAAATATCTAAAGATGTGACGGGCATATCACAAGTTGAATTATTCATTGTGCATTATGAATTGTACATTGTACATTAATAATATTCTCTCATTCGGCTTAGTTGGTAGTTATCCCGCCTTGCTATTGCAGAGAAACTATGTTAGGGTAGCACTGTAAAAATTAAACTACAGGATACAAAATGAAAATTTCTAAAGAGTACAGAGAGCTTGTAAAAAAATGGGGACACCAGGCAATGACCGGCACGATCAGCGATTTACAGAATCCGATATTTATTTTTTCTATAACAAGTACAGACCTGCTGAAGCAAATTGCCAAAGGAGAGTTAAACATTACGCAGCTTGCACTATTAGAACTTGAAGCAAGGACTCATCACTCCGGCATTTGATTTTCTTCAAACATCCCCAACTGGTTTCGGGGTGTTTTTTGACATGTTGTCAGACATTATTTTGTAGGGTTTTTGCCTTTTATCAAACAAATGCTGTCGATCAATATTATAAAAAACCCAATCCACCTCATTTTTTTCTACAAGTTCTTTTGGCGCCCCCATCAGAGCTAATTGATATTGGTTCTCTGTTTTAATATTAATTTTTAATTGTTTCGACAACTCGGAATACCGATGGTTTTGTTCCATTGCTTTCCTTATCTCTAACAATTCTCTTTTATTCGGTGTCTGTATTGTTTCCATTCAATTATCTCCAGGATATTATTTGTAAATTTAAGTATTTCTTCTCAAAATTGCACTATTAGAACTTGTCACTCCGGCATTTGATTTTCTTCAAACATCCCCAACTGGTTTTCATTCTTCACAGTACCGGAGACGACCTCAAAAACAAATCTTTCACTTACCCCTAATTTGCGGGCAAGCTGCCGGGCAGTTATTGCGGGATAGTTTTTCCGGATATAAATTCTCTTTAGATCATCTAACGGCTTTTCGGAAAAATACAAAGTGGTTTTCTTAAACCGCTCCGCAAGATTAACGGCAGCTTCAGCCCCGATGATCTCCGCAAGCTCCAAGAGGTAGCCGGAGAGAACTTCGTTCAAATCTATTTCATTGATCCATTCGAGATTATTTTCGTTCATATTGCCCTAATTGTTTTTTGTGATTCCGGTGCACATTTAACAAAATCTTTTGCACCGCTAAAATAACAAACACTGCTATGCTTGGTTCAATAGTTTAAAGTTTTCTTGTTTCATTTTTTCAAACAGGGTTTTATCTTCTCTGCCATCATAAGTATATTGTAAAAATGCTTCGATAGTTTCAACGTGATTTATTTCTATAAGCGATACTTGTATGTCAACCCAATCAGCCAATATTTTCCAAGCCGTTCGATCCGCCTGTTGTCTTACTGTTTCTTTTGCTGATTGCGTAGGTGGTGATTTTCTTTGTTTTAACATATACTCATAAACCTTATCAACTTTGGACGGAACCTTAAACGTTAAAGGAAATCCATTTACCGGGATTTGAAAAATCATTCCGGTTGGTCTTTCTTTCTCATAGGTTTTTGCAATATGTGTCGCTCCCGCTTGCGAAAGTCTAAACTCAATTCTATTAATTGAATTAATTATGGAGACTGAAGAAGTATAATTTTTTATGTTCATTTTAGTTTGTCCTTTCTTCTGTTTTTCGTATGCAATCACAATTCATTTTATCTCCCCGCCTTCTTAATTGCAATTTCTGTTTTTGCAACTTCTAATAAAGTCTTAATGGTTTCATTTAAATATTTTCCCTTCATCAATGCTAACTTGATCTTCTCCGGCTCAAGCTCATTATTGTTGTTCATGTTCTTTATGCTGTCCACAAGAGTCTGTGTAAGGTTTGCATCCTTTATCGCACCGCTTATGGTATCACTGCTCTTAACCGGCAATTGATCGTCTGCTTCGTCTTCTATTTTTTCAAACCCGCTCAAAATATCATCCGCCTCGGGAAGATCATACTCAAGCAGATCTTTATCCGTCGCAATAAAGAATTTTTCTATGCTCTCCTTAATTCTAAACCCGGTAATTTTATGATCCCGCGCCATGTATCGGTAAGTCCCGCCGAGCATTTGCACTAATCTATTGTGCAGCTTCATTTATTTGTCTCCTTAATAATAATTGTTTGCGTTTCAAGTCTACTAATTCCGGGTATTGCTTAATTAATTCCCGGCGTTCTTTCCTTGTGATCCCTCTCCACAATATACCGGCAACATAATTATTAGAGAGGTTTTTCGAATGCTGCTTTATTTTTTCCGGGTTTGCATTCCTTCTTGCATTGTCTCCCATAGAGATCATTTTCAAATTGCCAACGCGGCAATCCAAAGAGTTGCCGTTCTTAAAAACTATCATCATCCCCTTTGGAATTTCCCCGTGTCGCCGTGTCCACAAATAACGGTGCAGCTCTATCCACTTGTTCGGCTCTTCTATTTTAATTTTTAAGTAAGCTCTGCCGGTGCGCTTATCTGTAAGCTTAATTATTGTCCCTTTGGTTTTATGATTATGCGGCGCTTGCCCCTTCTTAAACTTTGTACTGCTGTTGTTATGCAATCCTTTAAGCCCCTTGTTCCATCCCCAGCCTTTACTGAGGAAGTTTCTACTTCTTCGCTCCCTCTCTTCTTCAGAAAGCTTAAGCCCCAGATGATGGCACCGGTTATGAACTTGCTGTTCGGTCAAATTCATTATCGCGGCGATCTCTGTTCTTGTTTTTGTTTTAAAAAGCTCTCTAACTTTTGCTTCCATCTCCGGCGTCCAGCGTCTCGCTGCTTCTCTTGCTCGTTCATTTTTTGTACCTTCCGGCAGCCGGAGCTTTAGAACTTTAGCTTTTGACAATACCGCTTTATAGCTTTTGTTAAAATGCGCTGCAAGCTGCCTGCATGTTAGCTTTATATAATTATCTTTTAAGAATTTAATATCTTCATCGCTCCAGGTTCGCCTGCGCTGAGCGCATGCAGAATATATCTTTCTTACATCTTCGCGGGTAGGCACGATACCAAGTAACCACGCTTTATGCTGCAGTCCTTTGTAAGACCGGTTCATATCATCTGCAATTTCTTTTAAAGATTTTTTCCCGATATTCTTTTTTAAGAAATCAATCTCTGCCGGTTTATATCTCATTATCTAAACTCATGTCTTCTAACATATTTTGTAACTCAGCTATACATTTTCGTATTCTTTTTTCGTGATGGGCTGCCGGTTTAACCTCCGGCTGTACTCCGATTTCGCTTACCCGGTCAGCAATTTCCTCTTGCTTCATCGCCGAATATTTGTGCCTAATATTACAATCTGTTTCTAAGAACGAAGCCAGTCTATTATATTCTGGGCTTGCCAGCGAATCAGTCAAATCGATTGTTATTCTAAACATTTTATTATTCCTATTTTAATTTTCATTCTCGTCGCGGGTTAGACAGTAGTTAGTGTGCGCTTGCGATCTTAAATTGTTTGTCGCTTTTTAGCTCGGCCACATAACTTTTAACAAAACCTTTACCACTGTCCGTTGGTCTTGCCAGGCATTTAACGCCGTTAAAGTTAAACCAAATAGTAATACCTAACTCTTTCGCCAGACTTAATGTTGCTTTGTAAGCTCTCGCTATATCTGTTCCCGGAGATATTTTAATTGTTAAGTTAATGCAAGAGCGCACACTAACTTCGGCTTCAACATTGACCTTCGCTTTCGCTTCGGGCAATTCTGATTTTGTAATTTTCATAGTTTTTTATTCCTAATTTATTCCTAAAAAGTTACCGCTCGGCAAGTTAAGCCGGTGCTTCGTTCAGCGTTTGCAACTTTCAATAAAATATCTGCGTGACAAGGCTGACCTGGCTTACACCAACAAACAAGGTTCTTACCTTTTAATTCTACTTGTGCTCGTGTTCTTATTCCGACATTATCTTGTAAGTATTCTTTATAAAGCTCAACAGCATCTTTGGCATCCTCTGCTTCTTTACCTATACGAAATGGATTTCCCCATTTTGTTGGTCTGCCAACATAGACAGCATTATCCGGCATTATATAATTTTTCTTCCGTGTCCGTTGCAAACGTCTAACTTCCGGCTGCGGTTTAGCCGTCACAATGTTACAAGACATTATAAATTCTCCATTGCTTTCTTCAATTTCCGTACGCTTTCCTTTTGTAAGAAACTATAATGACTTACTGCCGCTATCCGGCAGATGAAATTGTTAAAACTCTTTTCGTCTTTCTCTCTGGAGCGCTGCACCCACAAACCGGCTAACATTTTAAGCTGTTTTTCTTCAGCAAACTCCCGGGACCGGTTTGTCGGGACTGTAATTTTTATATAATGTTTTTCTTCTTTTACTTTTTTGGGCATCGGCTGCCATCCTAATTTTTTTAACACGCCGAGCAGATCTTCCGCCTGCCGAAAAGAAAGTTCCTTTGATGAAGTTTTATCGAATCCGGATAGGATCGCTTTGTAATTATCATCCGTAAGACTCAAATCCTTTTTAGCAATATGTATTTTTTGTATCTGACTAAAAGTTGCCATCTGCTGTTTACCTTTTTAAAATAAACTTAATTGTCTGCCTTTGGGGTTAATCCGCCAAAGGCTTACTTTTCTATTAGAATTTTGGGACACGTCTTCGCCGCAGAACTCTACAATGCCAAGCTGCCTAAGCTCTAAAACCCGCGGGGTTACCTGGTGAGGATACACGTTAAGATGCTGCGCAATTCTTTCATTCGAAATAGGCTGCCACTTACGTATAATCTGGTAGACCTCTTCTTGCCGTTTACTAAGATCAACATAAGCGAAAGCCTCATTGCGTATTTGTTCCGGGCGGTATCCTTCACGCAGTTTGATCATCATTTTACAACTTGACTGTATTTTTCTTCAACTAATTTTTCCCAGTCCGGTTTAATGAAGAATGTTTCTCCTTGATCAATCTTTAAACCAACAGCGGCAAGCTTCTGATCGTTTACTTCTTTGCTTGCGTAAGCCGATAAGATCGCATCTTTATCAATTTCTTCTTTTGTGCGAAGATAAAGTCCTTTAAAGATTTTCTTAATTAATTCGATGGAAGAAGCGACAGTATATTTCCGGTTAAGCTGTCCGATTTTTGGCGGATTATTTCTAAAGCCAAGCGAGCCGGTTGCAAACTGCATGGTGCGCTGCGCTTCAAAGTTGTTTTTGTTTTTCACACAAAAAGATTCGATCTCGCTAATCAAAATATCATTTTCTTTTTTCGGTTCAGCCGTGTCAATTTCAAACTTCTGATTAAGCTCTGCGATCTTGCCGTTAAGCATGGCTTCCTTCTTTTTTATTATCGCCATATTCTTTGCCACTATACCGAGGGCATAGGCTATGTCGTTAAATGTTGCGTATTTCATTTTTTCTCCTTGAATTTATTCTTGTTAATTGTTCATTGTGTCCCGCAAGCGGGATACATTTTTTTAATTTCTTCTCTTGCATCCATTTCAAGACCCTTTGTTTTTGAAGCAGGGCAAAACGGATAAACACGGCAGTGAACGGAAAGCCGCATCTGTTTTTATCGTTTTCCTCTTTTACTATTTGATAAAAGCCGTTAAACCTAATTTCTATGGTAGAAATATTTCCATCAGTTAGTATAGAAGTGATATACTTGTTGTCCATGCTTGCCTCGCTTTCCTTTCAATCTTTTTTATCCGTTAGCTAACGGACGATTTTCTCTCATCAAAACCGCTTCGGTAATAGCACGCTTTAATCTTTCTGTGCAATCGAAATAAGAAATATTATTATATGCCCACAGGAGATATTCCGGGTTTTCTTCGAGCATTTTTTTAATAAGCCGGTTTCTATATTTTCCGAAGTCAATCGAGCTTTCAATATCGTATAAGAAAATTCTTTTCATTTTATATCCTTAATTGTCCATTGTACATTGTCCATTGTACATTCTTAATTGCTCCTTACCGTGTGGAGCATTAATAACTGGGAAGCCACTCTAAATTTTCTTACTGCAATAAATCTTCTTTCTTCATCTTTAGCATAAATTGAAACTCTCTCCTGGAGTAAGCAGTAGTAGCTTAAGGCTGCAGCAGTTTTATAAAGAGAGAACGCTTCCGCCGCTTCGTTCAATACGGACTTATAAGTGATCGCTTCAATAGCAGTGTTCATTGTTTCAGTCCTTTCTTTATTTCTTCAAATTGGTTATTCCAATTAAAGGGGAAGAGAATTACAGCCATGCTTACGGCAACCGAAAGGAGATCTTCCCGGGGGAGAGCTTCCAGATCGGGAAGCACTTCTTCCGGAGTTATTTCTTTTAGTTCTACAGGAGTTCTCTTTGTTTTAAATCCTCTTTGCATAGCCTCCCCTTTTAAGCGGCTTCCGGAGCGGGAAGATTGTGCAGACAACATTGTTGTTAACAATAATATCCGCTTTAATAATATAGTTGCGGTAAAGAGTCCCTTTGTCATTAGCCTTAACCTTTACCGCCGAGGCATACAATAGCGAAACAATATATTTTGCCGTTTGAAGTGTGCCATTCCCGCCCCGATAGTTCATGTCGATCGGCGGATTAAATTTTTTCATGAACTGTTCGGCAGCGTGTTTGCTAACCTGAATTCCGCTTTGCGCCATGCTCTCTGCTCTTTGCATCATCATTACTCTCCCACCTGAGGTTTTCTAACCGGCTCTCTTGCGTCAAGCTTTCTTTTCCGGTGAATCTCTATCAGCTCATCAACGTCAAAGTGCGGACAGAAAACAAGCTCTCCCTTATATTTAAAAGCATCTCTTACCTCGTGTTCAACAGCCGTTAAAACCGCTTTAAATGCTGTTTGAACGATCTCCGATTTTGTCATGTGCGGAGAGATGAGCCATTTCCTGCCGGATTGAGGTTCTATAATATCTTCATAAGCATCCTTCTCTAAAAACCGCACTTGAAGAAAGAAGTGATGCCCCGGGATAAATTCTCCTTTGGGATTTACCTGATAAAGCTTCAGCGGCATTTCAGGACGATCATCAATCCACATTGCTTCTAATCTGAACTTCCAATCCTTAAATTGGATTTCATCTACTATCGCTTTTATCTCGGCAAATGTTTTCATGCTTCCTCCTCGCATTCCTTATGCAATCGGATGTTGCAATTAACTCTTGCAGAGACCTCATTGAATTTATTTCTTACATATTCTGCTAAATCCAATTTTAATCTTGCAGCCAATAAATCTGCATAGATAATTGTATCCGCCAATTCTTTTCCAATAGCATCTATGATTTCTTCTTCTTTCCTTTTTTCATTTTGAAATCCGCACTCAAGTCTTCTTAATTTCTTAACCTCATTGCACGCCTCCCCGCATTCACCGGCAAGCGCCGTTGCCCAGTCAGTTGGAGACCATGCATCTATAGGGTGGAAATATCCGCTGCATCGTGTGAGGTTTGCTTCTCTTAATTCCGAAAAAGTCAATTTGTCCATCATACCGCTTCCTCCTTCTGTTCGGCAAATAGCGGAAAGATTTTTGTCAAATAATTTTCATCCGCATTCTTGAAAAAATTTATAACTGTATTAAAATCCCTTTCCTTTTTCTTCTTCTCTTTCTTCAATACTGCTGCTTTCGTCTTCAGCTCGTTATACTTTTTCATAGAATCGTAATGCCCCTTCGCCTGGTTATCTAAAGAATCTATCTCTGCCTGGATGCTGTCAAGTTCAGCTTGCTTTGCGTTTAATGCTTCATCTATTTTCATTTTATTTACTCTCTTTCTAACTCTTCAATAGCCGAATTAAGGACAGAAGAAAACTCAACGTCCTCGGCAGAAGAAATGTTATTATTTTGTTTAAGCCTGATCATGCGGTCGGTCCACTCCTTGTGCAGTTTAACCGCATCGGTATGAGTTTTGCACTCCGGATGCACGTCCCAGCACAAGCACCCTATTATTTTAGCGGTTTGCTTAACCGCCAATTTTTGTAATATGCTCATCATTAACCCCTACTTTATTAATAAGTTTGAGACTTCATTAACTACATCCGCATCAACCGCCATGTTGTTAAGATGCGCTGTCCTCTTTGCTCTAAGCAGCAGCTTCTCAAGCATCCGTCCGTTGCCGCCGCTTTTTTGATGAAAAACTTTCCATACTCCGTTTGTACCCGGTATAAAAGTTTTAACAAGATTTTGAGTGTCCTCTTCAGAAAATCTTTCCAGGCGGGATGCTATGCCAACCCTGGAGAAAAGCTGAGCATATTCTCCTTTCTTTCCTCTCAAATTGTAAAGCAAGCGTGGCAAACCCACTAATAGAATTCCAATATTGGCTTTATCATAAAGTCTGCGGATTAAATCCAAAGCTCTGTAAGGAAGGTTTTCCGCTTCATCAATTATTATAAACCTGCCGGTGTCTTTAAGCCTTGCCACGCATCCCTCAAACAGATCATGTATTCCGCCAAGCCCATCCAGCCCGAGCTGCCTGTGCAGTTCTCTAAAAAATATTTTAACCGAATAGCCGAGATCCGCCTCAATAAGAATTACGTCATTATTGTTCTTTGCATATTCTTTTGCGGATTTAGTTTTGCCGCACCCCGCCTCGCCGTAAACCACGCCGATCTCACAATCGAAATGGCAAATCTTAGCGGTTTCAAAAAATCTTTCTGCAGATGTTGTTTGGATAAACGGGATGGATTGGCGGGGAGATTTTGCAATCTCTTCCTGTCGGTCTAAGAAATTCTTAACTTTGTCATCTATGTTTTCAACACTACCTTTGTAAGTGTCGTTGAACCATAGCGAGAGTGTTGTAGCGGATACCGGGATTGATTTTGCAACCCGGTTACTTGAAGTGTTTTTTTCTTCAATATATTTTGCAAGCTGTTCTTGCAGCTCCTTATGTAGAGATAACATAATGACTCCTTATGTTGTTATGTTGAAAGAAAGCCGGCTGTCTTAGTTTGGTAGACCGGGGCAGCCGGTTGTATTTATAAAGCTCTTTTTTTTACCTCGTTTTCATCTCCGTATGAAATAATATTTTCCCCCTTTACTTTGAAAAATTCAGTGCCATTATTTTCAAGAACGTACTCAACGCTTATTTTATCAAGCACTTTTCCGGAAGGGTGCATCGGCAAAGTTTTAGCAATATCAAGAAGAATATTTTTAATCATCCCTTGTAACGCCTTTCCAGATTCCGCAAGCTCCTCATTAAACCGCTTTTCCGGGTGAACATTTAATTCCAATATTACCGGCACTTTTTTCTTAACCATTTGAATCCCGCTTTTTGTCGGATTCGAATAAAAATATCTTCTTCTTAAACGGTCTTTCCGGCACTACTGAAGAATAATTACCTGTGCCTTCTTTTTTCATCTGCTCTTCTTTAGTTAAAGCGTCATCCATGTCCGTTTTAAGTATTACATTTGTTTGCGGAAGCTCCTCAGCCTGATTATATTTTGCATCGGCAGCAATCCCGAGAGCCATATTCTCAAGTATCTCCTGCGGGTGAACTTGCTTATACGGCAGATAAGATTTCATGATCTTTAATTCCCGCTGCTTAATTTTTATTACTTCGTGTACCTGCTGCTTTGATAGATCGTCTTTTGCAAGAGCCGGGACCTTAAGCGCCTGGAATTCCGCTTTGCCTAAATACTCATCCGTTTCAAAATCAAATACCCAGGCTTCTTGATACTTATTAATATCCCTTCTTAAATAAACTTTTCTTCCCTGCATCCCGCTCATCCATTCAGCCCAGTAATACAAGCTGAATTTTTGATTAAGAGTTACTCCGTTCCTCCTAATTGCAAGCTCTCCTGAAGCCCTCATGCAGAATAATTTTAACGCATCTACCGTTACTCTTGTAAGCCCGTTAAACTCCTCATTAAAGGCTTCGTTACGGCTGCGTCCCAACAAACTTTTCCCTTCCGATTTATACGCGTGTAATATGTTTTCAATAAAATAATTGCAGAGGTCAACAAACTGTTCATAGTCCACAATTTTGTTACGCTTAATCTCATCAACAAGTTTTTCCGGGCGCTCAACATGGTTCCCGCCGCGGTAACCGGGCATCTGCTTATCCTTCCACTCTTTCCAGATGCGAAAATCACGCTCAATATTTTTTGTCTGGGCATTGTAAGGAAGTGCAAAATGAGGAATGATATTAAGCAGCGAAACCATGCTTCTTGTTTTCTTTTCATCAACAGAAACTTTTATTCTCTTAGTTCCTCCCGCAAAATCCTTGCAGCGGTAATCCTTGCCGTTGTCAATTATAATATCGGTGGGCAATCCGTATTTAACAGCAGCATTATAAAAAGCCTGAAATATATGATCCGAGTTTGGATCTTCGTAATGGATGTTCCACCCCATCCACTTCCCGGTCTTAAAGCAGCGCCATGCGGTTATCCAGGGGAACACCGGTCTGGAAGTTTGCCTATTATCCCGCTCAAAATATTTTAAGAATAGAACCAAATCTTTTTTAGGATCATCCGGCAGATGAAGCATTACAGCCTGGTCAAGCTGCCGGTGATCACTTACCCAAACCTCGCCTGCTTTTATATCGCTAAAGTCCCTGTCTGCATAGGCTCCGTATTTCTTATTAAAAGCCGCCGCTCCGTAGCGTGCCAGGTAAATTGCACCTTCAGGCATTTCCTTTTCCAGTCGCCTTAAAAACGAAATTGCTGATGGATAATTTTCCGGAATTTCCCCGCCGTTCCTTTTGATTGAATAGCCCTTAGTCCCGTACCAGCAGCTCTGCAAAGTAGGCTGCCCTTCTTTTAAGTAAAGGGATTTGAAAACTTCAAAATCATTATCATCAAGAGAAGACTTGCCTGCATTTTTACCGTAACCGGCTGCAAGCCCGGCTAATCCTTTTTCTTCATATTCCCTTTTAGTTTTCATAAAATTGCCGTAGCTAAAGCCTTTAACACCGGGATTATTTGCCTGATATTTTTTTAAGTAAGCTTTCAATTGCTTTCCTGCAAGTCCTTCGGTTTCTTTAATTACGGATAGAAACTTATTAACAAATTCTTTCTGCCAGTCCGGCAGTTGGGCGTATGCCTCGGTATCAATTTCAATCTTTTCTGCTGCGGTAATCTCCGGCGCCTCATCAACGACAAACTGCTTAAAGTATTTTTGCTGTGCCGGCTCCGGCAGGCTGCTTAATAATATCTCATACCGCTTCCCGCCGTTGCCGCTTGTTTCCCGCACTTCAAATTTTCTCTTTTCGCATTTTCTTCTAATATCGCGAACCGTTATTGATAGAAGCCCGGCAGCTTCTTTTGCTGTTAACCAAATTTCAGTTTTATTCATAATTTTTTGATGATAGTTTTACGTGCAGTAAGTGGATATTTATTTTACTTATCATCGTGTCAAAATATTTTAGCATCGTATAGCATATCATAATTCTAATTCCCCCTGCTTGTTCAAAGCTTTTTCAGCATAGCTTATTACGGCTAATAATTGCTTAATGGTCTCTTCGGCTGTTTTCTTAAATTCTTTGCAGCTCTCTTTGGTTGGGTTTTCAAGATGATCTTCAAAGCTTTCGCTTACCCGGTGCGTTATCCTTGTAAACTTCTTTGATATAGTTATTTCATCCCCCTTTAATAACTTAAATGCCACTTCCTTTGTCGGCGGAAGATGTCCGGTTAACCTGCACAAAGAAACCAAAGGTTTATAGTTCCCCTTTATGTTCATAAATGCCGGAAGCCATACTGCGGGAAAAGGATTGTCATCATTTATGCTTGCCGCTTTATAAACTAATGAAACCGATTTGCCTGCAACCTTTGCAAGCTCCTCCACCGGCACATCCCTGCTGCCGCTTATAACCAATTCGGATAGCTCTATTTCAAGCTCATCCAAATAATCTAACTGTTTTGATAATTGCATTCCAAAATCCTCTTAAAAATGTAATTAGTTAACTATAAATTGTAATAGCGCATAACATTATTCATTCGTATTTTTGCCCTTGTAACCAGGTACTAAACTTTCAAAACCACTTTCGGAGTATTGCTTATGAAATCTCTCAAATATCCTGACATCAGAGTTGATAGGATTCTCATTGCAGCCTATTTGGCTGAGACCATAGAAGGATTTACTAATGGTTTGTTTAGAACTAAAAGAGTTAAAAAATTTACTTGTCCATCCAGGGCTTATCTTTTGCACGACAATCAAATAATTGGCTATTTTGATCCATCCGTTTTTGACTTTAAAAAACTTGCCGAATCTACTCATGAATTAAAATCCCCCTTTGATTGTTATATACTGGATGACGATGAAGTGATTGAGCATTTCGAATTATAACAGTAGTGTTTAAAAAGTTTTTATTGTAAATTTTACAGTCCATATTTTTCATAATTAAGCGGCTTCTCTTTCGGAAGAAATTATACGCTTAATTCGTTCTAATACTTTTTTGTTTTGAACTTTGCCCCGAAGTAACCGGCTAACATAGGATTGGCTTACGCCTGCCCTACGTGCTATCTCGGACTGGTTGTATAGTTCAAAATTTTTAATGGGTGTATTCATTTTTGCATCCTTTTTTTTATGATCTTATAATTCTTATTTAATAACTATTGTAATATTAGTAATTAACAATAATAATGTCAAGTATTTGTAATTGATATTTCGTTTTTTTTATGAATTTAGATAAAAACTCTATTGCCGATCGCCTACGCTTATTTTTAAATAAATATTTTAATTCGATGGATGAAGCGGCAGAATATTTAGAAACGACAGGCAATACCTTGCGCTCATCTTATTTAAGTGGTAGGAGTGTTCCCGGTCCCGAGTTTCTTTTAAAGCTTATAAATAAAGGCTTGGATGTTGTTTGGTTATTAACCGGTGAGGGTGAAGAAGGGAAGAAATTAACGGTTAATGAAATTAGTGAAATGGGTTATGATGTAAAAAAAATAAGAACCTTTCCAATAGTTTCTCAACTGTCAGCCGGTGATGTCCGCGTTTATTTCGAAGACAATGGAATTGAAAATTTTATAACACTCCCTTACAGCCATTCTAATTGCGTCGCTTTAAAAGTAGATGGGGATTCAATGAGCCCCAAAATTGATGAAGGTGATTTAATATTGATTGACTTTTATGCAGATACTAAACCGGGGGATATTGTAGCAGTTAGATTAAAAAATGGTTCCCAGCTTTTAAAAAGATATTTACAATCAAAAAGTTCATTTGTTTTTTTATATTCAGATAATAATAAATATCCACCTATGGTGATTCATCAAAAAGAAGTCGAGCTAATTTACAAAGTAGTTAAAATTATAAAAGATGTATAA